TGGTGATGATGCGGTAACACATACAGTTAGCAGCTATGGCACAGTAGGTTGTACACCTGACCCATCTGCTTCTGACTTTATTGCTTATGCTAGTGTAACAGAAGCTAATTGTATTGCATGGGCGCAAGCCGGTGTTGGTAAAGATGATACTGAAGCTGCACTTGCGGCTCAGATTGCGCTATTGAAAGCGCCAACCCAAGCTACGGGGGTTCCGTGGTAATTTAACTAGAAGGAGTTCAAGATGACTGAAGAAAAAAAGGTTGTTATTGATGACGTTGAATACAAAGAAAGCGAACTATCAGATGAGTCAAAGGTTTGCATAAATCATATTGGTTCTTTGGACCAGAAGATTGCATCGACTCAGTTTAACTTGGCACAGTTACAAGTTGGTCGAGAAGGTTTTATGAAAATGCTTTCTGATTCTCTGGAGCCAAAAGAAGAAGCGGTAAATTAATGGACAAGCGTACAGTACAATCAGCACACTCGCGCATAGATGCACTGGAAAAACAGATGATTGAGATTCAGACTGAAATGAAAATCCAGTTCAAAGACTTATATAATAGAATTAAAAGGCTTGAAGCTATTATGATTGGCATTGGTGGTGCAAGCTTATTGTTATTGTTACGCATGACATTTATGGGATGATGATTTGGACAGTCTACCAAAAGTAAGCATCGGTATTATTGGGGTAGTTATACTTCAGATCGGTGGATTTATTTGGTGGACTGCTCAACAAGCTAGTACCATTTCTACACTGGAAGAGACAGTAAATATTCTTACTGTTGAGAATAACGCTACTGATAAAACAAATCTAATCAGGGATGTGCAGCGTAATACTGATCATCTACAAGAAATTATTGATATACTTTCAGAGTTTTATGAAGACATGGAAGATGGTGATAATGAGATTTGGGAAGACATAGATATGATTAACGAGGATATGGGTGGCATGGCTAGTCATATGATGGAGATCATTAAGCTACAGTCTCGCATTGCAATACTTGAAAAGACAGTTGAGTTTAGCCGTAACGATGGGATGTAGTTATGGACCCATTAACAATTCTTGCTGGCATTAAGACAGGATTAGCTGCTGGAAAATCGATAGCTGGACTTAGCAAACAGATTGGGAACTTCTTTGACGCAACTGACCAAGCTAAGAAAACGCTACAGAAAAAAGGTGTATCAGGAAAAAGCTCCAATGCTACGGCGTTGGATCGCTGGGCTAAACTCCGACAGGCTGCGGAGGCTGAAGAAGAACTCAAAGAATGGATCACTCAAACCTACGGACGCAGCAAATACCTAGAGCTTTTAAAAATTCGTAGAGAAGTTTTAGCTGAGAAGCGTGAGGCAGAGGCTCAGGCGAGGCGTGACGCTATAGAACGACAAGAGCTAGCCATTACCCTAGCTGGTATCTTTTTCTTACTCACAGCGTCTGCTATTGGAGCAACTGCTTACCTACATCACATGGGTTGGATAGATTTTTGGGATTATTTTAAATGATTTATGTTTTAGTATTCTTGCATTTTGTTAATACAGATCATCTAAAGTATTATCAGATCGGCACATATTCGGATAAAGAGCAATGCCTAGAGCAAGCAGAAAAGGCAAAGATAATGGTAACGCACAACTCCATGAAGGTAGCGTGTCTCGAGGTGAACAGCCAACAATAGTAGAGCGCGGCAAGAAGTTTGCAGCATATGATAAAAATGGTAGATTAATAATATTAGGATACGTTAGAAAGATAGTACAGGATTACGCAAATGACAGAGTTCGACAAAGCTGATACTAACGGAGATGGTGTTATACAACCGGACGAGTGGGAGAAGCTACGCCTAGAAGAAAGACGTTTAGAAATAAACGACAGAGATTTAAAGCGTGATGCGGAGCGTAGATACACAGGCTTTGCATTGGCAGGGATGTTGATCTATCCATTTATTATTTTGTTAGCTAGTGTTCTTGGCTTTGACAAAGCAGCTACTTTAATAACAGACATAGCATCTGTTTATGTTATTGCTGCTAGTGGTGTTGTTGCTGCGTTTATGGGTTTCAATGCTTACTCCGCTAAGTCAGATAAGAAAACAACTATGAGCATGGAGGGTGAGAAATGATAGGACAGTTAATAGGCCCAATAGCTAACCTTGCAGGGGGTTGGTTAGAAGGTAAGGCAAATGCTCAAGCTGCTGCTTCTAATTTAAAGTTAGTTGAGGCAGAAGCGAAAGCTACCATTATGAAATCGGCCGCTACAAGCGAGGCTGATTGGGAAAAGATTATGGCTGAAGGTACTCAGAACTCATGGAAAGATGAGTATCTAGTTTTACTTTTTTCAATTCCATTAATCCTTTCATTTCTGCCATTTGATTGGGCTAAGGAAGCAGTCACAGATGGCTTTGCTGCTTTGGAAACTATGCCCCAGTGGTACAGCTATACTTTAGGAGTGATTGTGGCTAGTAGTTTTGCAGTAAGATCAGCAACTAAATTTTTTGGAGGTAAGAAATGACATTTAAATTAAGTGAAAGAAGTTTAGGTAGACTTGAAGGTGTTGATAAAAGTTTAGTATCTGTTGCTAAGTATGCAATTGGAATTACTAGTGTTGACTTTGGCATTCCACACTTAGGTGGCCTTCGAACAATGGAGCAACAGCGTCAGCTTGTCGATAAAGGTGCATCTCAAACAATGAAGTCTAAGCATCTCGAAGGTATTGCTATAGATACAGTTGCTTATATTGGATCAAGAGTATCTTGGGAGTTAAATCTCTATGATGATATAGCTGATGCTATGAAAGAAGCTGCTAATGATATTGGTGTTCATATTCGTTGGGGTGCAGCATGGCACATCAATTCGATAGGTGAGTACGAAGGCTCAATGGAAGATGCAATGAATGAGTACATCGATCTTCGAAGGTCGCAAGGTAGGCGTCCGTTTATTGATGCCCCTCATTTTGAGTTAAGCGTTTAGATATTAATTCCTTTTATTCTTAGCTGAGAGGTAAACTTCTTTAGTTCTTTTCTAGCAACCCAAAGATTTGTTTGCACATTAGGATGAGCATCTAATCTGTATAGCTCATCTTGCCATTTATCTACTTCTCTTTGAAGAAAATTTAACTCAACTTTCTGCGTTTCTGTAATTTGCATCATACTTTCTCACTGTTTTTGTGCTGACACCTACAACCATAGCTGTTGAACTTACGCACCAACCTTTGCTTCTAAAGTATTTTATGTCTTCTATTTCTTTTTGAGATAGAGAGTTGTTGCGCCAACCTTCTCCAGATGTTTTTATTATTGGTGTAGGTTTTACTGGTTTGCTTAGAACTTTTGGTTCGATAGTATTCTTGTTTGTTTTAAGTCTTGCATTGCAAATCTTTGCATCTGCTTTCATTTTCTCAAGTGGTGTCATTTATTATTCCTAAAAAAAAGACGCACCAAAAGGTGCGCCAGTTAAGGGAGGTTCGGCAAAACGGACTTCAGCAGTGTATGAACCTCCAGAGAACATTCTTATATTAAAATGGTATTGCATCATCTTTCAAGGTGTTTTCTGAATTTGTTTCTTGTTTATCATTTGCTTGCTTATCACTGATTTGGAAACTCATATAAGGCTTATCATCTTTCATGCGTCTCCATCCTGCGATACGCTTGTCGCTTCCAATAGGCCCAGAGTAATCGGGAGCTGCATCATTGCCACGTTTATCATTAACAAACATTGCACCCATCTTTGTGTACATCTCAATAATTTCTGTGCCATCTCTTGTTTGATCTTTGACCAAGATTAATTTATGGTCAATACCCTCAACATTTACCTTGCCTTGAAGGATCATCTTTTGAGTAGGAAATGGTGTAAAGGCTGCGCCTCTATTTGTATCGTCATATTCTGCCATGCTTCTGGCTCCTTTGTTAAAGTTATGTGAGGGGTTCTTGAGGAACCTGCCCCTCGATCAGGTGGAAATATGCAAAGATTCAGGGTCAATGCACAACCTCAAGAATTACCAATTTGATTTACCTTTATTACTATCTGCTGCATATTTATTACCATCCATTTCACCTAAGAAGACATCAGCATTACAGCCAATATGCGACAGTGCTTTAGTAAGACCATCAGTGATAGCCATCTTCGGTGCATCCTCTGCCATACGACCTTTAGCTGCGTCAAAGAACTTACGACAGCCTGTGAATGGACCAAAGGAATGATGGTTGTCTGTATGCCAGACAGTTACATGCGCTAGTACAGCGCTGTCTCCGTTGCTAACAGAAACTATTTCAGTTGTGCTATGCCAACCCCACCCCAAACCAATAGGTCCAAACTGTTCTGTCATCATTCTGACTTGGTACTGAGGATCAATGGCTGTAAATGATCTACTGCCAAAGCTAACTTGCTTCAGATATTTGGGGTCTGAAGCAGCTAGCTTGTTCCAAATGTCTAGTTTATTACTCATTGTTGTTCTCCTTTTACTTTTTGTTTTGTGTGATGCAGCCATAACTTAGATATGCAAGATAATTCACTTTGATTAACCGCAAACCCTACACCATGACCAAGGTTAATATTAAAACATGATGATATAAATTTTTCTTTAGATATAAAACCAGCAACTTTCATCGTTGATTTATCAATCTGGCAAACAAGAACAGAGCAAAATGCTCTAAAAGATTCTTTACTTTTAAATAAAAGTTTTCCGCTTTTGTAGAAAGTTGATTTAACATCAATGCTTATTTCATCGAGCCATATATCTGCTCCATTATCGATGCCAAACTGAAATGGGTTATGCTCAACATTTAATACTTTAGCGACAGAAGCCTCTGCTTTTATTCCAAGTAAGTCTAAATCATTATCACTTCTTCCTTTATCTCGTCTTTGGTTTTTTACTCCAGACGCTCTAGCTAACTGCCATCTCAAAGCAGCAGCTTGTTCACAAGAGGCAATCTCTTTTTTAGACAACTTTACAATCACCTTTTTACAATCCTTAATGATCCACGTTTGTCTCGCTTGACGGAAAGGTAATCACAGTACACTTCTCTTTCGTTAGCTCCGACCATTGACTTAAGGTCTTTCTTTGCATTTTCGAAAACTCTGTTCTGCTCATAACCTTGTATGTATGTGATGGCTGTATCGACAAACTGGTTGTCTGTTGTTGCGTCTCGTTTGACCATGTTGTCCACCGCAATGTAGTCATGCGAGAGTTGTTCCGTGTCAACA